TAGAACTGATTTCACTATCAGATAAATCATCACCACTCTCTTCAGCTTGTGGTCCCATTGCATCTTGAAGTTCAACATAAGCCTCAACAAGTTCTTGGCTACTTAAGTCTGCAAACTGTTCCATGGTCTCTAATGAGATCTCGCCAGTCTCTGCAAACTCAGTTGATGCATCGGCTATGAGATCAGCACCTGCTGAAAACTCATACTCTCCATCATCATCATCAGTAGTTTCATCATCGTATTCAGCTTCTGTATCTTCATATTCTTCATCTGAATCTTCTCCAGATAGTTCTCCTAGTTTCTTCTCAAGTTCTACATGAGCTTTTTCTAATTCCTCAGCATTTTTATACTTACCTAAAATTAGATTGTCATGCTCATTCATTAAGGCTTCGCCTACCTGAAGTGAGTCTTGCTCATTTGTCATTGTTTCTGCCATTTATTGTCCTTGTTGATTGGGTAGTATTTGTCCTGCAATATTGGTTGCTGATTCAATTGCATCTGGGTTCTTATCAGGATCCATAACAGGAGCGTTTGCAAACTGACCTGCCTGTTTCAATAGTTCTTGTTTCTGAGCCGCTTGCTGACTTTGCTGAGTCTCTTGCTGTATCTGTTCCATAGTCTTAACAAGATTAAGAACGTCAATACCTTGAGCAGCAGCCAGACGCTTAATAGCTTCACTAGGATCGATGTATCTAAGTAGTGATTCAGGTCCAAGAGTCTGTGAAATAGTAGTTATGAATTGAGTGAGACTTTCATTATCCTGACGTCTACCTATAGCATTCACACCAGCTACAATTGCAGGTCGAACAATATCTTTAGGGATCTTTGGAAGTTGGTTACTTCTTTGTAGTACCAATAAAGTTCTATTTAAATATGGAACTAAGAACTCAACAGTGAGTAGTGAGAATAAACCTCCTAGCTGTTGTTCTAGTTCTAACTGTGTAAGCCTGACTTCTTCTGCTGTCGTTCGTTCGCTGTCTCGTACATTCAATACAAGGAAAGCTTCTAATATTCTTTTCTCTATTGTTTGTGCAAGCTGGGCTGCTGTATTCATATCAGCAGTTTTCCCTACTTGTACAACTCCAACATCTTCAGGTCTCCCTTGAATGATGGCTCCATTACCAGCTTTTGAGAGGGTAGCGGGCTTTGTAGTTGCGCTTGGGGATACCAGAAAAATTACTTTCGATGCCACTGAGGCGCCTTCAACTAATGCTTGAGACAAACCATCGAGTGATCTCAGGTCACCTAAAAATTCTTCTGTTCGACCCCTTCCATAATCCTCTCCATCTACTGTGTTGAATCTGAGGACTAACCATGGACTTGCATTCTTAGGAGCGGTGCTACGACTACCAGCGATGATCTTGTCATCAGCTTCCTGATGCCATACCCATCTCCCATTCTTCTCATCCATTCGGACATAGGTGTATACCTCAATGTCGTCATCATCTGAGCTTGCCTTAGCACTATCCATTGGTAGGTTAGGCGTTGGTTTAGGTAGCTCATCACCTAAAACCTTTCGGCTAATTAATTCTTTAGTGACTATTTCTATAACGTTTCCATTGCCATCTCTATTCACGACATAGCGGTTCAATGGGAAGTTCTTTAACCCTGTCTTATCCATAAAGATCAGAGCATTACCAGAAACAATCAGATGTTTCATGGCTTGATGCACAACAACTCTGTCACTAGAAGCTGCTATGTAATCCATAACCATTCTCTCCATCTTGGAGAAGGAAAGGTCTAATTCACTACGAACCTTGGGATCTAATTCTTCACCTAGCTTGTCATCTCTAACTTGAAACTTGAAGAAGGTTGTTTGTGGAGGTAGCAATCCAAGCATTAGCTTTGCGGCTAATGTCACTACTGCTTTAGCTCCAACTGATTGCCATGGTTGTACTAGATCTTGTCTGGATACCTTGGCATTATTATCTTCTTTAACCAAGTAAGGAAGCGTAAGCTTTGAGCATTGAACAGCTGTTTGAAGAAATGCAGATCGGTTACTTGATAAGGATGAATACCTTTCTCTTGCTTTAATCGAGTCCACCTAGACCTCCTGTCTTTTTCTCAGGTGCTTGTAATTTGATTGCTAAATCTTCAGCTCCTTTTCTTTTCTTTCTCTGAGACTCACTATCTGCTTCGTCACCAAAGTCGATCTTCTTGACATCATCTTCAGTTGTAAGTTTCTTACCAGGTTGTTGCGTAGTATCTATATCTGGATCAGCTTTTTTTGTTGGTCTTAGTCCAGGTGCATCTGGGACATTGACTCTAAACATACACATAGTTATTCGTCTTCTGCTAATTGTTTGATTCTTGCCACCACACTGGCTTGTCCAGCACGGTACATAATGGATGGGAGTTCCTCTTTAGGATGGACTGGTTGCCATGGAAACTCTTCCTCTAATTGAGCAACCAGTTTGTCTAACTTTTCTGAGTGAAGTTTAAGCGTACTTAGGTAGGTTGGTGTTTGCATGTTCAAAGAATGCTGGTTGTCTAGCTCTCTTGGTCTCAGAAAACTCAGGCGCTTTGCCTTCATACATCAACCGATCGCTAGCATCGAGCCAAAATTTTTTGTCTAAATATCTGTCTTGAGTATTTGTACCTAGGGGTTGAAGAATCCAGTTAATGGTGGCCTTCCTAAGTTTATCCAGAGAAGGAGAGGCATGTATACCAAGCTCAGAACAAACGAGACTGCCACTAGCGCAATGGATTTGCTCGTCCCTCGAAATGTCAGCCGATACTGTTCTGAGAGCAGCACAACCATTAAACCGAAAGAAAGGAAGTAAAACAAAAAATATAGCTCGCTCTGTAGTGAGAGCTTTGACCAAGGTGTGGTCAGGGTGAGAAATCCATGCATCGCGTAATTTAATAGCTTCTTTTTCGGCTTCGTCGTCTACTCCGTAGACATCACATATGTATCCCAAAGCTTGATCATGTTTGATCTCATCTTTGACATTACTTTCTAATAATTTTCTAGCACTTTCGGGAACATTCTTCTCAAGTGCTTCCGAGAGAAAGGAGCCAACTGGTAACTCCATATGACGTATTGCGAGAGCACGTCTGAGGGTTTCCTCTGCTCCATCTTTCCATACTCCTTTGGTGGGTTGAACTGGTGTCCAAGTTCTTTTTCTATTTAGTAATTTGATATAGGGGTTATTCATTCTTGACAATCGCAGGTAACGGGTTCATTAAGAATCCCCTGCAAGTAATCTTCGACTTCAGTGTCATCTAAAGCTGCATAAACGCTCGATTTATCCTGAACATCTCCCATTACCTGAAGGGAATAATAGAGTGATGTTTGGGGACTATTCAGCCACTCTTCCACGAACGCATTGTCGTAGGTTACAACGTCACTCCAAGAGTTAAAGCTGTATCCGTGAAGAAGCCCTGTATTGCTGAGCATTATCATCATTTGGTCTGCTACACGCTTATATGCGTCCCATCCAACTTCTGAGGCGATCTCAACGTCGCCATAGTCATAACTTTGTACACCGAAAGTACCACTGTCACGATCGACAGAGGTAGCTATTGGAGGTGCAATCTCCGGCGTAGCTGTAAAGCCATCTAATGATTTACTTCTATAAGAACAAGAAGCTGTGGGAGCGATGGCAAAAGCTCTCACCATATTTGCGTAGCGAGCTATATCAGCTGCGTTATTAATTCCTTTATATAACTCACTTGCTATTAAGCCAGCTTTACCTAAAGGAGCTAGTCCTGTATTGACTTCCTCTAGAGCTTGACCAAATTCTGCATAAGTAACTCCTTCTCTGGCTAAGAGATTCGCGAGTCCAAGGAATCCAAGTCCGACCTGCCGGTCCGTTTCACTCGGAAGGTATTCCCCAGATTCTCCAACACCTGTTCGGCTATGAAGATTGCACAACTCGGACATGCCTTGTACAAGAGCTTGCTGGATCTGCCCGACCCTACAGGCAGACAAATTGCAGTGCTGGAGGAGGCAAGTTCCTCGTGAGGGCAAATATACCTCAAGGCATACGTTGCCGTAGATTCTGTTTCCATCATTATCGTGTCTAATTTTGTTTAACCAAATATCACCACTCTTAATTCCATATAAGAGGGCTTCTTTTACTTCACTAGATGTACTTTCCCATTTTCCCTGATCAAGGTTGACGCACCTTTTGATCCATGGGAGTTCTGCTCTGGGAGCAGTAATAAACTCAAGAATATCGGGATGTGTAATATCAAGATGACATACCACGGCGCCGTTTTTATATACGCCACCACGTCTGAGCGTTTCATTTAATGTTGAGTAGATTTTTGCAAAAGATACGGGTCCAGATGCTGTTAATCCTTTCCCATTTTCATGACCTCTAGGTCTTAGTTTTGATAGATGTACAGCAACACCTGCACCATGTCTCAATCCAAATGAGACGTAGCGCCACGATGCTTCTATACCGTTCTCTCCTTCCATCGAATCTTCGACGACAAATACCGTACAGCTCACTGGAAGACGAGATTCAGGATTATCCAACCATGATTGGACCCGCCCTGTGCGAGATATA